ACCGTTGTTCACGTTGAGCAGGGCGCCGTTGACGCCGATGTCGGCGGCGGCGATGGTGTCCGAGGCCGACACGGCGGCCCCGGTGACGGTCGTGGCCGTCGAGGTGACGGACACGGCGGTGAGCAGCGCCATGCGCCGCACCCCCTAAGGGCAGAAATCGGACAGGACATCCGCCGAATGACGGACGGTGATCTCGTGCGCGCGGGCCGTACCATCGCGGCCATGACGCGGATCGATGAACCCCCCGAGGGGGACGCGGAGCACATGCCGGCCCGCTGGTGGTCTATCCAGTGGGTGACCAGCAGGTTGTTCTACGCTGTGGTCGCCGCGATCGTGATGGCGCGCGGCATAAACCCAAGCGAGCCGCTCGAGTACTTCGGCAGCGTCGCGATCGTCACCGCGGTGCTCTTCGCCGCGCTGACCGTGATCGCGTGGTACTACCGGCGGCGCTGGGCTCGTCAGCACTCCTAGCCCGGAACGCTTCGCCAGCCGTACACATCCACCACGTCTGAGGTCGTCGATCCCGGGACTTCTTCGTTCCGTTGCGGCGGTTGCCCCTCACGCCAGCGGATCGGGAAGCAAGATCGACCGGAAATCGTCAGAGTCACGTCCAGCAATGCCGCACGTACGCGTCCAGCGACCGCGCGTGCTGCCCTCGCCGCCTGCGGAGATGCGCCTACGTTGTGCACGATGGCCACCGAGTCGATCGGGCCGGACAGCATCGTCAGGGACACCGCATCGGGCGCGACAAGGCCGTCCGGCGTCTCGACCGCGAAATAGACGAGCGCGTACGGCGGATCGGCGTCGAATACGCCGCCGCCGAACAGCCCGTCCTCAGTCACCGAGCCGTCGAACACCTTGAGGCTGGGCGGCCCGCCCGGTGCTGCGGCGAGGGCGGTCAGGAACGCGTCGCAGTGGTCCTGGATCGGCCAGCTCACAGCCCCAGCGCCTTCACGGCCAGGGCTTCCATCGCCTTCTCGAACCGGGGCTGTTCGGCGTCGGCGGCGGGCCGCATGTAGGGAATCGGCGGGCTCGTCGGCGTGCCGTACTCCGGGATGTTGCCGAGCGCGCCCTGGCCCTTGGCGTGGTTCGGGCCGATATCCGCAGCCGGACCCTTGAGGCTGCGGTAGGTGTCGAAGTCGATCGAGTACGGCAGCCGGCGCCAGCGCCGATGGCCGGAGATCCGCCGGGCGGCGTCCTTCTTGATGTGGATCGCGCCGACGAACACAACCTTCTCCGCGTCGGCAGGTGCCACCTGGGACGCCTTGTTGATCGCGTCGGCGAAGACGGTGACCTCGTGAGAGTCGAACTCGATACCCATCAGGACCCCGTCTTCTCCATGCAGCCCACGCGGCGGGCCGTCGGCTCGCTCTTGTGGGCCAGGTCGTGCACGAGGAACGTGCGGCCAACGAGGTCCTGGTCGTTGACCGAGGCGGTGATCAGTACCTCGTCGCCGACCTTCAGGCCCTCGGTGCCGGCCACGGGAAGCTGCACGTCAATGCGCTGCTCGAGGATGTAGTCCTCGCCGACGTCATGGGGCCGCCCAATACCGGTGATCTGCTGAACCCGGCATTTTCCGGCGTACAGCTGGGTGTATGGCTGCGTCGGGTAGCCGGTGTCCGGGTCGGTGGCGCCGCCGTTGCGACGCCGGATCGTGCAGGCGTCGATCATGCTTGCTTCGGCAAGGGACTGGCCGCGGGCGAGGGCGGAGGCGCGGGACATGTCGCCTCCTCAGCCGTTGCAAGTACAGGGCCGGACCGTCGTGCCGGAACTCGGCCGGACGGTCACGCCGGAACCAGGCCGGACCGTCGTGCCGAGGTTCGGACGGGAGGTGGTGCAGATGCACACCGAATCAACCGAGAGCACCATCCGCTGCGGCCAGAAAGCTCCTGGCCGCGATGGCCGGTTGTACATATGCCAGTACGTGCCACCCGCGCCCCACGCCAGAGTCAGCGGCGGCAGGCCGGGGCCGGCGTCGAAGTACAGCGTGCGGCGTAGCGGCTGCGCAGGAACCTCGCGCCGGTCGGCGTACGCGGCCATGTTGATGCGGCGCATGGTGTCGCTGGTCAGGGTCAGCGGGTCGGCGTCCGGCGCCCCGGGTATCGACGGCGTGCGGGTCGCCGGCATGCTCGGTCGCGGCCAGATCGTTGCGGCGAGCACCCGGCGCCGCAGGTCGTCCGCCGACCCGAGCAGTTCGTTCTCCAGCAGCGCCGACAGCAGTAGGGCGGGGTCGGAGATGTACCGGCGCTGCTGCGGCACGTTCCGGCGGTCCACCTGCGCCGCGGCGGTGTTGTAAAGCCACCACAGCGGGCCACCCGCACCCCAAGCAACCGTGAGCGGGTCCGTCGGCGCGACGGTGGGGTAGAAGGACGGGTCGGAGATGTACGGCCGCTGCTGGGGGACCTCACGCCGGTCGCCGTTCGTGGCCGCGAAATGCCGGAGGTTCGTGGTCGCCCCGCCCAGTAGCTCGTTCTCGAGCAGCGCCGACGCCAGCATGGTCGGGTCTGAGACGTATCTGCGCTGCTGCGGGACGAGCCTGCGGTCGTACTGCGCTGCGAGGTGCCGCACACTCGTGGTCGCCCCGCCGAGCAGTTCGTTCTCCAGTAGCGGCTGGCCGAGCATCGCGGGGTCCCGGCTGGGCCGCTGCTGCCACCACGCCTCGCCGGGATCTCGAGCCGGTACCGTGCGCGGCGCGGCGTAGCCGACCGCCGCAGGGGCAGGTGCGAGCAGGCTCGGGTCACTGATGTACTGCCGCTGGAGCGACATCCATGTCCGGGGTGTCGCACCCGCCGTGTCGCCGTATAGATGCCAGTACCGGGCGCCGGACTGCCAGGCCGAGTCCAGCGGCGCCGGCAGAGGATTGGCTGCCGAGCCGACCGTGTTGGCGTCGCGGCGGTCGCGCTGTATCCACCACGTCTCGCCCGGGTCGCGGCCCTGCACGGTCCGGACCGGCGGCGGCGGGACGGCCGCCGAAGCGACGGGCAGCAGAATCCCGACCCACGCATTGGACCGTCCGGACCCGGCGCACACCGCCTGCGGGGTGACGGTCTGCGCGGTGGGCAGCGCCTTGTCGTCGAACGTGCAGATCTCGTTGTTGGCGTCCCACTGCTCGGTGAACCCGGCCGCCGGCGTCCAGGCGCCGCCAGTCCAGTTCGTCGCGACATAGAACGCGTACCGGTCCACGTCCAGCGAGGTCGCCGACACGCTCGGCGCGGTAGTGACGTTGGTGTTGCCCGAGGTGGCACCGTTGGTGGCCTCGAACGGGTTTCCGGTCGTGATGCACGCCTGGATCGCCGCGGTGCGGCCCTCGACGAACACCGACCCGGAGACGGTGAAGCCGTACGGGCCGGCGCCGACGTCGGCGAACCTGCCCCAGTAGACGTACAGACCATGCGACGGAGCGCCGGCCGCCGCGTCGTTGATCTGCGGGGTACCCGATGCGAGGGTGAAGTTGCTCGGGACCGCGGTGACCGTGGTGCGGCCGTCGTCGAGGAAGAACCCGACCAGGATCACGTCCGTCGACACCGCGCCGGCCGGGGCCGCGAACGACGGTGTCGATGTGGTCGTGCTGACGACGGTGCCGAGGGCGCGCAGCGACGGGGCGGTCATCGGCTGCTCCCCCTACCCGTCAGGTCACACCCGCTCGGCGCAGGCTGGGCACAAGGTCCCGGCCGGTGGCCGCCAGTCCGCCGCATACCCGTTGCTCACGACGGTCCGGCCGCACAGCGCCCGGCCGTAGGTGAGGTTCGCGCCCTCCTGGTCGGGCGCCCACGAGTTGCCCTGCGGCGCGTTGAAGGTGCCGGGCTGCAGCACGTGCCACCAGCCCATCGCACGGCGGCCGTCCTCCACCCCGAGCACGGCCAGGCGGCCACCGACCCGGATCAGATTGCTCAGCTGCCGACGCTCGTGCCGCTCGGCCGTGTCCGGCGCGGAGAGCAGCACGGCGCCGGCCAGGTTCATATCGTCAGGTCCGCGGCCAGGGCGGCGACCCGGTCGGCATGCTCGTCGAGCCGGGCCGCGTACCGTGTCGCCAGGTCGCACGCCTGGCCGTAGTCGGCGACCTCGTGCAACTGGTCGGGCAGCATCCGATCCGGCGAAACCAGGCGCACATGGAACACCGTGGAGTGCGGGTGCACGCGCTCCTCGGGTGCGCCGTCCACGGTGACGACCTGGGTGCCACCACCGACCTCGACCAAGTCGATGGTGGCGGCCAGGCGGCCGTCAGCCGCCAGGGCCCGCGCGGAAACCACCTGCGGATTGGTCCTACTGCTCACTCTGATCCTCCAGGACGTTGAGGCGGGCATGCTCACCCCAGAGGGCGAACGCAACCATGTTGTATGCCGCCGCAGCCTCTTCTTCGGTGGCATACGAGCTGGAGATTTGCATCGTCCAGACGCCTCGTTTGCTGTCACGAATTACGCCCTTGTACCGCGACGATCCGCCTCGGGACCCGGAGTTGACGATGTTCTGAACGTTGGTCACCACTCGAAGATTCGCTCGTCGGCAGTTCAGGCCGTTGCCATCGATGTGATCGACCTTGTCATTCGGGCCAGGCGATCGAGGAAGACCGAGCAGGAACCGGTGCAACATGATCCCGTGAATCCCGATTTCCCTTGCGTACTGAACCCCTGACCTGCGGTGGACATGCAGCGTCCAATGTCGAGCCAGCACGCGCTCGGCGTCCGCTTCGTCAATGATGGCGACCTCGGGATAGAAGAGCTGCTCCCGTTTCCGAACCGTTGGCGGACGCCCCGGCGGGTTCTTTTCGAGGGGAACGTATACATCCATGGGCGAAGCTTACCAAAAACTCCGCCCGGCTCACTCGAATCAGCCAGCGTATTCGAGCCACTCCACACCGGTGGTGTAGTTCGCCGCCGCCGGGGCGCCGGGGAACTTCAGGGCGGCGAAGCCCGCGGACTGGCCGACGAGCATCCACCGGGCCTCCGGTACCGGCAGGTACAGGATGCCGTTGACGATGTTGAAGCCCTCCTGCCACCAGGTGCCTGTCACCGTGCCCTCGGCGGTCGCGGTGATGCCGGTCGCTGAGGTGCCGCCGACGGCCTTGCTGGCCTGCATCGACTTCTGCGCCGGGAACGGCGTCTGGCTGGTCACCGTGCACGCGGTCGAGTTCTGGTTGAGCTGGATGCGGGTCTGGTTGGTCGTCGTGACGCTG